CCCCGCTCGTAGAAGGTGTCACCGGAGTATAGCTTGGTTCCTGATTTGGAACAATAGGCGACCAAATTTGTACGGAAGACACGCCCCCTATTGCCGCAATACCTATAAGATTGACTGTGACGCTTATCTCAACTCCGGCAGAGCCTTCTGATCCTGTCGCAGAAACGCCAGTTACAGGAACGTCAATTGGAATAGCTATTTCAACACTTCCAACTGCGCCTGTAGCTTCTATTCCTGTGGTGGGTACGTTTGCTTCACCATTAATATCGGGTGTGCCAACTTCACCCGTCGCCTCTACACCAACTGCGTTAACGTTTGCGGCAGCTTGTACAGTAATTGATCCAACAGAACCTGTGGCAGAAACGCCTGTAACAGAAACATCAACAGGCAACGAGACAACAGCGTCACCAACCTCACCTGTGGCCTCAACCCCCGTTGCAGTTACATTTGCTTCACCGTCAACAGTAACACTGCCAACACCACCAGAAGCGGATTCCCCTGTAACAGACGTATTTGCATCAGCATTTACTGTGACAGAACCAGCAGAACCTGTTGCTGCAATACCTGTTACACTGATGTTGTTGTTTGTTATTAACGAAACAGTGCCAATAGACGCCGTGGCCTCTAAGCCTGTAGCCGGAACATTTGTTTCCGCGTCTACTGTAACCGAGCCAAGGCCCGTTGTTCCACTAACACCAGTGACACTAAAGTTTGCTTCACCAGTGATTGTTGGATCACCAACCTGACCAGAGGCAGATATCCCAGTCGGAGATACATCGGCTTCAGCAATAACAACTACTGACCCTATGCCGCCAGACGCCTGCTCGCCAGAAACAGAAACATCCACCTCAATTTTGGCAACAACATTGCCAACTTCGGACGTAGCTTCTAGTCCGGTTACATTTAAAATGTTGTTGGTAATGAGCGATACACTACCAATAGCAGAGGTTGCTTCTAAGCCCGTTGTTGGTACATTTGATTCAGCATCCACAACAACGGAGTTAATTCCGGTTGTTGCTTCTAATCCTGTAACAGAGGCGGTTGCGTCCCCTACAACGCTTACAGAGTTAATTCCGGTTGTCGCGGACAGACCGCTTACAGAAGTATTAGCGTCCCCACTTGCTACAACGCTACCAACACCAGATGTCGCTGCAATTCCTGAAACAAAAACAAATGTTCCTGTGTCTATTTGAACTGATCCGACACTGCCTGTTGATGAAACTCCGGAAGGAGAAAAATTAGCCTCAGCGACAATAGAAACAGAGCCAGCATTACCTGTAGCTGCCAAGCCCGTAACACTTACAGGGGCCGCAGCATTAACTACAACACTGCCTACAGCAGATGTCCCAGACTCTCCTGTAACATTTATAAATCCGTCTGCGGATATAGAAACAGAGCCAATATTGCCCGTTGCGGACAAGCCTGTTTGAGGAACGTTTGCTTTAGCGTCTACGGTTGGGCTTCCGACATTACCCGTACCAGACTGACCTGTTAAATCAACACTAGCATCAGAGGTTGTCGTAACACTGCCTACACCGCCCGTTGCGGACTGACCTGTAACGGAAACATTAGCGCCTGCTATTAACGAAACACTACCAACACCGCCTGTAGCCGATAACCCAGACGGAGATATGTTGGCTTTAGCAACAACCGAAACACTGCCCACACTACCTGTAGCGGATTGGCCTGTAACGTTTACGCTTACGGGAACGGATACAACACCACCGTCATCTGCTAACGGGGAAGCAGCGAGTGATGAAAATCCTAACATCTAAAAGGTCCTACGGTGCTGTGGGCCACGTTACAGACAACGGAAACCCTTCTTGGTCTGTTATATCACGAAGTGCCTGTCTGTAGGTAGCCATTTCCGTAGGCATGGTCACGTCCGACAACGCAGTCCAATCCGTTCTGCGCAGCAAACTATCTCTATGGTTTCTTACGCGCTGCGCAGATTCTTCGTTAGAAAGAGAAACTTTATTGTATTTCTGTTTCCAAACCCCGTCTTCAAAAACAATACTTTCCGTAATCCGTTCTGTTTTTAAATCGGTTGACGCATTGTTGCGCTCTTCAAATACAGGAAAAACGTTATATGAAGCCAAGAATTCATCCGTCATATTTTCAGGAAAACTGATATTTGTATTTTCAGACCTTAAATCTTCCATAGAGTATGGAAACTTAACAACTTCGCCATTTTCAACTTTAACATACATTTGCAGTCTCCTTAAACGTCATAGTTCATAACAAAATCTAACCAACCCATATAGTTGTCCCTAGACTTATTCAAAATGAACAATTGAGTGCCATCGCTTCTGAAAAACATATTTGCACCATATGTTATTTCCGTACTTATTTCTCGTTTTGTAGGGGTGGCCGAAGCTGTAGTTATGTCCCAAGGGGTTGATAAAGAATACTCTTCAATTTGGTCATCATAACTTGTTCCGAAGCCGTTGCTTGAATGACTTCTCAATAAAAACATTTTAGTTCCATCGGACTTGAAACTAATTCCTTCATAATCAGCATTAGCGGGATTACGGACTAGAAAATTAGAAGTGGGCCAACCGTCAAAAGTTGCCGTTGAAATATCCCACGCAGTGGTCATGCTAAACGGCAAAACCTTATTGTTTTGATTGCCGGAAATATAAAATTTTGTACCATCTGATTTAAAGAAAAGTCCGTATGGCGAATTTTCCGTAGAGGTTATACTTAACGTTTGGTTATAAGACATTGTAGATATATCGTAAGCGGTAGTTAGATCAAACTCATTAATTTCGTCCCCACTCAAACCCATAAAATAGAATTTTGTGCCACTGTCCCCAAAAACCATTTGGATTGGAAAGCCATCATAAGTTCCTAAAGCAAAAGATACGTTGTTATATGATGCGGTGGTTACATTCCAAGCAGTGCTTAAATCGTATACATAAAGTGTATCTGTAGAACTTCCCTCAACATACATTTTTGTTCCATCATTATTGAAAGTTAGTCCATACGGGTTTGATTCTTGATTTCCAATATGAAAGTCTCGCCCGAAACTGGCTGTAGAAATATCCCATGCCGTAGATAAGTCAAACTCTCTAACATCCTCCGTAATGCGCCCAAGAATATACATTTTTGTGCCATCAGATTTAAACCACATACCTTGCGGCACAGAGTCCCCTAAACTACCTTTTGAACGAACAAATGTTCCAGTGGAAACATCCCATGCAGTAGACAGAGAAAATTGATATACAACATCAGTTCCGCTATCTAAAACATATAGTCTTGTACCGCCACTGTCGAAAAACATTGCGGTTGGCCTACTTCCCGGAAGTCCCAAATAATATATAGGAGAGGGTCCCGTAGTGTTTGATAAATCCCAAGCGGTACTTAGGTCATATCCAAATATTTCCCCTAAAGCGCCATCAACGTTAAAAACTTTCGTTCCATCTGGCTTAAAATAAAAACAATCGTTTCTTCCTAAATCAGAATAATCGTAGCTTGCAGAATAAGATGCGGTTGAGATATTCCACGCAGTAGACAAATTGTAAACATACACAGCACCAGCTACTGCCTGCACATACATTTTTGTCCCATCAGACTTAAACCATATGTTATTTGGGTCATTTACTTGTGATGACACAGAAAAAGCGCGTGTATAAGATGCTGTTGTCAAATCATATGCGGTAGAAAGCGTATATTGAGTAACATCGTCGCCTGTACTTCCAATAATATAAAGTGCCGCCCCACTATCGCCAACGTACAACCCGTTAGGTTCCGTTTCGTAACTGTTCACGTCACTTAACCAATTTTTATTAGGTTCCGTAAAGGTTGCTGTACTTAAATCACCCGCTGTACTCATCTCATATTTCATCACAATATTAGGTAAACTATTAGATACAAAGAGTTTTGATTCGTCTGCGGTTAAAAAAATGCCATAAACGTTATACAACTCTGAACTTAAATTGATCGTGCTAGTGTTTGAAGTAGAAAGAGTGCTAAAATCATATGCGGTAGAAAGCGCTCTTTCGTAAGCAACTTCAGACCAATCCATAAAATACGCAGCAGTTCCATCCGAGTTTAGTGTAAACGCCCTTATATAACCCGGCACCCCTGTTGTTTGAGTGGAATCAAAACTAGCTGTTGAAATATCCCAAGCGGTAGTCATCGTGAAAGTATGGACACCATCGTTTAAGCCGCTTAAATAAAATTCTGATCCGTCAGGTTTGAAAACTAAACTTTGAGCATCGCCTGTCGTTGACGAAATGGAAAGAGAGTTTGCAGGGGCAGAAGAAGCGGTGGAAAGGGTCCAAGCGGTACTTAGTGTGTATTGATAAATAGTATCCCCAGATTCATCTACAACATAAAACGCAGTCCCATCAGACTTAAACCACAAACCTTGATTATATGAAAGATAAGTATATTTTGACGCAACATGCGAAGCTGTGGACAAATCCCACGCCTTCGTTAAGTCAAATTGAACAACACCGGTAGTCCACCCACCAGTGAACATCTTTAAACCGTCAGGTTTCCAAAAATTACTTCGTTGATTGTAATAATAATTGGACGGCAAATTTGTATAATTTGTATTATACCCAAACGCCATGTCTGTAACGTTCCACGGATCACTTACATGACCGCCACCACCCAGTGTTCCACCTGCCCCTTGAAGTTTAGATGTTGCGCCAGACATTAAGTTCCATCTCCCACCAAAGCACCGTAAAGCGTAGTTGAAACTTTCCACAGAGCAACAACGGTATAACCTGTTGTTGCTAGAGTGGGAGCAGAACCTGCATTGTTGACCCAAGTCATAGTAGGCCATGTAACAGTATATGCCGATCCATCATCAATCATTATAGTAATTGCCTGACCTGCGGAAAAAGCATCTGTGTAAGTGGTATTTCCTGTCAGCGTATGGGTTTGAATAGAACCGTTATCAGGCTCCAAAGCAACGGACGTTCCGCTCATTGCATATACGTCTTCGACAGTTGTGCCGACCAGCGTCAAGTTTGTAAGAGTGGGCGCACTTGTTGGCGCTTTTGCATTAAGTTGCGTCTGGATGCTCGACGTAACGCCATCGACGAAGTTCAGTTCAGCAGTTGTAGCCGTTACTCCGTCCAGAATATTCAGTTCAGCAGTTGTAGCCGTTACTCCGTCAAGAATATTCAGTTCAGCAGTTGTAGCCGTTACTCCGTCAAGAATATTCAATTCAGCAGTTGTAGCCGTTACTCCGTCAAGAATATTCAATTCAGCAGTTGTAGCCGTTACTCCGTCAAGAATATTCAGTTCAGCAGTTGTAGCCGTTACTCCGTCAAGAATATTCAGTTCAGCCGCAGTGGATGTAACCGCAGTGCCGCCAATTGATAGCGCTGTCATATCTGCCGTACCAGTTACGGATACACCTGTTGACGTTGTGGCTATTTTTACAGAGTTGTCATAATATAAATTTACTGCGCCATCTGTGTACGCCCGTAATTTATACTCAGTACCCGCAGCGTTTAAAAAGTTAATGGTTGCATCGCCCTGAATATTTAAATCACCAGCGGCATCATCTTTTATGACAGAGTTGCTGCCATTATGATAGATTTGCAAGTCACGGCTGTCACCAAAAGTAGCTTTAGCGTTGTCAGCCCATTCCATAGAGTTTTGTGAAACATCCCACAAAACATCATACGAAGTGCCCTGAAACGTTACATCGCCCGTAAAAGTACCGCCACCTGTGGACATGCCGTCCAAATAACCCAAACTAGACCATGCCGTAGAGCCATCACCTATTTTAAAGCGGTTCGTGTCACTTTCAAAGCCAAACTCACCCGACGAAAGCGTCGGATTAGCACTTGTCCAATTTGAAGCAGTGTCTCTGCGAAATTGAATTTTATTAGCCACTAGCGTTGCCTCCGTCTATAAACTTTAAGCTAGAATCATAGGTGTCTGACGAATTGCCACCATCCAGATCATAGACATTAATGTCTCTTTCTGCCGCAGTCACAAAAACAACCGCGTCCGAGGTTAAAGATATAGCACTTCCCCCGCTGCTGCTTTCACTAGGTGTTCGCGAAAGAGAAGTCCCACTAGCCGTGTAGACCCCAACGCCAATTTCCCATGCCGTACCATCTTCCGCCGTATATCTCACGGAATCACCGTCTGAGACGCCAGCCGCCGCAAACGTTTGGTAGCCACTTTCGGCAGTTCCAAGAGTAATCGCTCCGGTTCCGGGGGTTCCGGAAACGTTCATCTTGGCTCTATTTACAAGCGTTATTGACATGGCCTAAACCCATCTTGGTTTAGGCGATACGGATGATCGCGTTGCTTGCATCTGCCGTTGGAAAGACGATTGTAAAGTCGCCAGCAGTTGATGTTTTGTCTGAACCAAAATCAAGAACAATAACAGATTTGTCAGATTGATCGTCATTATAGATCAAAGCTCCACGCGCTGTGATTGTCGCTGTAGAAAAAGTAAGATCAGCAAAATCTGTAAGGGCCGTTGTGCCACTTGTCGTAGGTGTAACGTTTGTCAACGAACCCCCGCCTGCGGTGTATCCTGTGCCGGACACTTCGTTTGAAGTGGTGTACGCTGTTGTAGATGCACCTAAAGTTGCAGAGCTAGTGTAAAGCGCCAATTTAAATGCATCACCTGTTGATGTAGTAAAGTTGTGAGTGCCTACAAGCAATTCTTGCTTAAAAGACGTACACATCGCTTGCGAAATTGCCATTTTAAAGTCTCCTTATAAGGTCCGCAAGCTCAGGATAGCCTGCTTCATTTAGCGCGTTGTATATGGTGGTTCTATCACTTTTCACTGCTTCACACAAGGTTTGTTCGACAGCTCTAATAACCTGAGATTTGAACGCATGAGCCTGAGCGCGAATAGCAGGATGAGCTTCGCTTGACACAGAAACGATTTTTTCAGCACATCGAATAGCATGTTCTTCAGTAGTGAACCCACGATTATTTGTCGTATGCACTTGTATTCCTAAATCTTTAATCGTGCCGTTCGTAGGAAATTCAAAGTCTAAAGGAATCATGATCTATCTCTCACAACTGGGCCTCTGCGGTACTCATCAATAGTCTCTTGAGCTTCGCCCAAGTTCTTCAACCTAGATACCGCTTCCACGAACCTTTGGTTATACATCTGCATTACGTTAGCATCGCCCTTCATGTAAATGTAAGCCTCAATCAAGCAAGCGTACAACAACGCTAACTCTGCGTTCTGTGACAACCAAGTCGTACCATCTTCCGCCCCGGATGTAATAGAAGCAGGGCGATATAGATAGTGAATATCTACGGTATAGCTGGCGTCAGGCGTTGGCGC